TAAGAGATATTACAAGTTCATACACAAGTATAGACGATAGTGGTTTTTCTTGGCCAACGAAACCAGATGCATGAGATAATTAAACCTTTCGGCCCTAGATTATTTTACACAAAAGTTCCAGACATAATTATAAATCAATTAAATGATGGTTTCGATTCTATGATAGAACGTCAAGATCATTCTGATAGATTAGTTGGTCATGTTGCCGAAGAAATTACATTAGATATAGAACAATTTCCTATGTTTGGTGCTTACATGAGTAATCAATTAAACACCTTTTATTCTGAACACAATAAAGAGTATGACAAAATTAATGGGTCTGAAACACCAGATGAAGAATATATAATGTGTGTTTCTTCATCATGGTTTGTAAGAAGTTTTGAGGGAGATTATAACCCAAGTCATTTTCATAATGGATGTGATTATAGTTGTATTCTTTACACAAAACTTCCACCAACAATATCAGATAAAAATACAAGAAATACAAATAAAAAAGCAACAGAAGGATATATTGATTTTCTATATGGTTCAGATCAATTTATGTGTTGGGGAAGTTATCGTAAACAACCAAAAGTTGGAGATTTATACATCTTTCCATCTTATCTAAGACACACAGCTTATCCTTTTTATGGAGAGGGAGAAAGACGTTCTATATCAATGAATATGATTTTAAGACCAAGAGGTAATAATAATGATGAATAATAATGAAGCTTTAGATTTTTTTAAACAAAATTTAAAAAGAATTGAATGTAATCATATGTTTAATACAAACATAGGTGTGGTGTTTAATACAGAACATGATGAAATAGAAGAAGAACTAAAAGAACATTGTTTGAATATAAGAGAAACAGTAAAGTCTGGTGGAAATGATTGGTTAGCTCCTACATATAATACAAGTACTACTAATCATAGCGTGTATAAAGATAAAAAATTTCATAGACTAAATCAATGGGTAGATAATCAAGTACAACAATATATAGATTTTTTAGGTATAAAGTTAAGAGGAGAAAAATACATTCCTTTTGAAAAAGATGGTTGGTTTAATATATATGAAAAGGGAGACTATCAAGAATATCACAATCACCCATGTATAATATCTGCAATATATTATTTAAGTTCTGATAGGGTAATGAACGCAAAAACATACTTTAAAAGTCCAGTTCAAGAACATTATCCAATATCATACGATAGTGAATATGGAACTAGTGGTAGAGCAACTTATTATCCAGAGAGAGGAAAGTTATTAATATTCAGAGGATTTTTAGAACATTGTGTGGAGAAAGAAGAAAGTGACAATATAAGAATTAGTCTTGCTTATAATTATGAATAAATAGTTCTTATAAATAGAGATATAATAGTTTGAGGAGAGAGATGAATGGCACTAAGTACAATAGGAACTGCTGGTCTTGCAGATGATGCTGTTACAGCTGCAAAGATTGATGATGATGGAACTGGATTTACTTTTGGTGATGTAACTACAGGCGCCCTTACAGCAACTGGTGCAACAACTGGTATAGTAACTTTTGATAAATTAACTTTAGATGGTTCTTCAGTTGCAACTGTTACTGTCAATGGTGCTGTAAGTGGTTCAACTACAGTTGCTGTAGATGGTGTATCTGGTACGATTGCAGTTGGAATGGTTGTTAATGTTTCAGACACTACTGTTCGTTCTATTACAGATGCTTCTAGTGAAAGTGCTATTTCAGTTGATGACACATTAACGATTACTGCTGTTGCATCTCAAACATCATTCACAGTAAGTGAAGCTGTTTCAATTGCTGATAATGTAGTTTTAATTTTAAGAGCAGATGAAAATAGTAAAATGGTTTTAGACGCTTCTGCAGCTAGTACTGATGTTGGTGATGAAATATTATTTGAAGATGCAACTGGTGATCCAAGTGTGTTAAGTGGTGTAGCAGGAAGTGTGTTGCAAGTAGTTCAAGGTGGTAGAACAACAAGAGTTACACATAATAGTTCAACTTATGGAGATGTAGGTGTTACAGCTACTATTACTCCTAGAAGTTCTTCTTCAAAGATTTTAATACAATTAACTGGCACTTTGAGTAATGCAAATGCAAGTAATCTGTGTTTGATTAGACTATTTAGAGGAAGCACACAAATTGGAAGTGGTACTGGAGGAGGAACTTCTAACTACAATTCATTTATGTCTATGCTCCAAGATACTACTACATATTCATATAGTGGAATATCAGGCTCTTTTTTAGATTCTCCATCAACAACATCTGCAACAACATATAAAATACAATTAGCAGCTTACAATGGTACTGCTGTTATGGGTGGAAGACCTGATAATACTAATGTTGCGACACCAACACTACTTACTTTAATGGAGATTGCAGTATGACAGATATAGCACAATCAATATTAGCAATAAATTCTAATGCAAAGTTTACTGTATTTGCTGAAGATGCAAGTACTGTTGTTTGGTTAGAAGATACAACACCCATAGCTGAAGCAGATATACTTGCAAAACAAAAAGAATTACAAACTGCTTATGAAAACAATGCTTATCAAAGAAACAGAGCTAATGAATATCCGTCAATGGCAGACCAACTAGATGACATATATCACAATGGTGTAGATGAGTGGAAGAAGACTATTAAAGCTGTTAAAGATAAATACCCAAAACCAAGTTAAGGAAAACAAATGGCAGTACCAAGTACAAAAGCAACACTCAAAACTTATTGTCTAAGGTCTTTAGGTTTTGGTGTTATAGACATAAACGTATCTGACGATCAAATTGACGATAGACTTGACGAAGCATTACAGTTTTTTGCACAGTATCACTATGATGGTATTGAGAGAATGTTTCTGAAATATCAGATAACTGCTGATGACCTTACAAGAGCTGCAACAAACACCACAACAACTGCAACAGATTCTATAGACAGTTCTATTACTGCATCTTTTGGTGAGGGTAATGGTTTTATTCCTATGCCGTCTTCTATTGTTTCTGTAGTAAACATATTTCCTTTTGATGACAATGCAACAAACAATATGTTTGATATTCGTTATCAACTTAGACTAAATGATTTGTATGACTTTAGTTCGACATCAATTATACATTATCAAATGACTATGCAACATTTAGATTTTCTTTCTCACATTCTTGTTGGAGAAAAACCTTTAAGATTTAATCAACATCAAAATCGTTTATACATTGATATGGATTGGTCAAACGATATATCTGCTGGAGAGTTTTTAATTATAGAGTGTTATCGTAAAATAGACCCAGCATCTTATTCTGACATTTTTGATGACATACATTTAAAAAGATATGCAACGGCTTTGATAAAAAGACAATGGGGTGCAAACCTTTCTAAGTTTAATGGTGTTGCAATGTTAGGTGGTGTAACCATGAATGGTGAAACTATCTACTCACAAGCACAAGAGGAAATCGAAAAATTAGAGGAATTAATATCAATAACTAATTCTCCACCTATGATGTTTGGCATGGGTTAATGCCATGGCTGTTAATACTGCATTTCACACAAGTAACTTACACTCTCTTGCAACGGAGAGAAGTCTATATCAAAACTTAATCAAAGAAGCTATACAGATTTATGGACATGATGTTTATTATGTTAATCGTGATACAGTTGCTTTAGATAATGTTCTTGGAGAAGACAGTCTTTCCAAGTATACAAAACAAACACCAATAGAAATGTATGTAGAAGACTCAGAGGGTTTTGGTGGAGATAAAGAAATCATAACAACTTTTGGTTTAGAGAATCGTAATGAGATTACGTTTGTAGTTTCCAAAGAACGATTTCAAGAAATGGATAGTCAGTTTGTTATTGAGAGTGGAACAGATACAACTGGTGGTAGTTTTCTTTTAGAAGCTGGAAGTATAGACCAATCTGAAAACTCATCTACACTTACAAGTGTACAAGGAGATAATAACTTTTATGTTTTACAAGATATTGCTTCTACAGATGCAGACAGACCACAAGAAGGTGATTTAGTTTATCACCCAATATTTGCAAAGATGTTTGAAATAAGTTTTGTAGACCATGATGAACCATTTTATCAACTGGATAATAACCCAGTATATAAATTAAGATGTAAGCAGTTTGAGTATAGTTCAGAAGTTATTGATACTGGTATTACAACTATTGATGCGATTGAAGGTGACAGTTTAGATTCATTATTGTTTCAGTTTTCACTTGAAAACGAAGTCGGTTCTGTTCTTCTTGAAAATGCAGCTGATACTGGTATCGCAGAATACCTTTTACAAGAAGACTATATAGTAGGTGACCAAAGTACGGACACAACAAATCAGAATGAATTGTTTGATGAACTAGATGATACTGTCTTAGATTTCTCTGAAACTAATCCATTCGGTGATGCTGGTAATCTAGGATAAGGAGATATATTATGCTTGGACAACAATTTTATCACGAAACAGTTAGAAACGTAATTGTTGCGTTTGGAACTATGTTTAATAATATACAGATTGTTCGTAAGAATAATTCTGGAAATATAATACAATCAATGAAAGTGCCACTTGCATATGGGCCAAAGCAAAAGTATTTGACTCGTTTAAATACAGACCCATCACTTGCAAATGCAACTGCAATAACTTTACCAAGACTAGGTTTTGAAATAGGTGGATTGACATATGATGCTGGAAGAAAATTAAATCGTGTACAAAAATTTAAAAAAGTTAAAACATCAACAGATGATGCAAATAAATTAGACACACAGTATATGCCTGTTCCATATAATATGGACATTACTTTATACGCAATGGCAAAAAACTCTGATGATGCGTTACAGATAGTAGAACAAATACTACCATACTTTCAACCAGACTACACATTAACAATTAATGATATGTCTGATATGGGTATCAAAAGAGATGTACCTATCATTTTAAATGATGTTAGTTATGAAGATAATTATGCTGGAGATTTTGAATCTAGAAGAGCAATTATATATACTTTAGGATTTACCACTAAGTTTTACTTATATGGCCCAGTTACTTCATCTAAGGTTATCAAAACAGTTCAAGTTGACCAATATACAAATCTACCAGCAGTAACACCTACAAGAGAACAAAGGTATACAGCAACACCAAATCCAACTAGTGCAGATGCAGATGATGATTTTGGTTTTAATGAAACAAGTTCTTTCTTTGAGGATGCAAAGAACTTTGATTCAACATCTGGTACTGATGTAAAGAAATAAAATGAATAGTTCAGATAATATCATAGACCAAGCTCTAGGTGTACTAGACCCTGTGGAAACAGAGTTAAAAAAAGCAACAACTAAAAAAGTTGTTGTGAAACCATCTAGTAATGAAGATGATATAGAGAACGATTATAAATATCAGCGAGAGAACTTTTATGGACTTGTTGAAAAAGGTTCTCAAGCAATTGATGGTATTTTAGAACTTGCGAAAGAGGGAGAACATCCTAGAGCATACGAGGTTGCTGGTAATTTAATTAAACAAGTAGCAGAAGTAACGGAGAAGTTAGGTGACTTACAAGAGAAAATGCGAAAACTTAAAGAAGTACCTAATTCTGCACCCAAGAATGTTACTAACGCATTATTTGTTGGTTCAACTGCTGAACTCCAAAAAATGCTAAAAGGGAAGACAGATGGCTGATGGCACATATCTTGGAAACCCTAATCTCAAACGAGCTAACGTACAACAAAATTGGACTAAGAAACAACTCCTTGAGTATTCAAAATGTATGGAAGACCCTCTGTACTTTATACAGAATTATGTAAAGATTGTTTCCCTTGATGAAGGACTAATACCATTTAAAATGTACCCCTTTCAAAAAGAAATGGTTGGTACATTTCACAGTAATCGTTTTACTATATGTAAACTACCCAGACAGTCTGGTAAATCTACTGTTATGATTTCTTATCTATTGCACTATGCACTATTTAATCCAAGTGTAAACATAGCTATACTTGCAAACAAAGCTGCAACTGCAAGAGATTTATTGAGTAGACTGCAACTTGCATATGAACATCTTCCTCATTGGTTACAACAAGGAGTTATGTCTTGGAATAAAGGTTCTCTGGAACTAGAGAATGGGTCTAAAATACTTGCTTCCTCGACCTCTGCGAGTGCTGTGAGGGGTGGAAGTTACAACATCATATTCTTAGACGAGTTTGCTTATGTACCATCAAATGTTGCAGAACAATTTTTTAGTTCTGTGTATCCTACGATTTCTTCTGGTAAAACTACAAAAGTGATGATAGTAAGCACACCACATGGTATGAATATGTTTTATAAGATTTGGACAGAAGCTGAAGAACAAAGAAATAGTTATATACCCATTGAGGTTCATTGGAGTGAAGTTCCTGGCCGTGATGAAAAGTGGA